TCTATTTGGTACTTGTTTATACCATGCAGAAACAATCATTTCATCTGCAGCCTTCTTCCAATCACCAGCATCAACACCGGCTTTCATACCTTTAAATTTTGAAAGCCTTGGTCTACCAAGATTAAACATCATGTTAGCTATTATCAGTTGAGCTTCTTCAGGCAACTGGCTGAAATTGCCATATAATATTGTGCAGTCGTTAAGCACTGATTCAACGTCTTTGTTGAAGGCCTCAATGACTCGATCTTCTGAGACAGGTGTTCCAATTTCTTGTCCATGTTCTGGATCTGTATCCCTAACCAAGTGGCCAATACCAAAAGTAGGATAACCGAGGTGATCGTTATATATTTCATACTTAACTCCTTCATCCACTTCAAGTTCTTTTCTTAACTGTTCTATATTCATAATAGACCTCCTTACAAATTACTATTTATAATAAAAAAGGCGGGAAGCCCCGCCTTTCTTTATTTGGATATGTAGTCGTTTTCTTCTTCAGTATATGGCCACATTAGTACTTACCGTGATATTCATCGATAGTTCTATCGTTCATTCTTTGCAAAATTTGATTGTACTCTTTTTGCTGGTGAAAGCCTAAGTGGATCAACTCTCTTGCCACGCGTCTATTCGCGTTCATCTGCATTCCGAATTTAATCTTGTTGAGAGTTTTTTTGAAGAAAGACGCTACTGCGTCGCAGAATTTGCATGTATATGCATAAATTGCTGTTGTTGTCATTTAGTCCTCGTTAATTATTGAATGTTAATTGTACGAGGCTGCTTCTCTTCCGGTAAAACTACTTCGAGTTTGACAGTTAATATTCCATCCGTTAGATCGGCACCAGTTACTTCGGTATATTCCGACAGCCTGAATGACTTTTCAAACTTACGTCCACTTATTCCTTTATGAACGTACGCATCTGCTTCTCTACGCTTGTCCCTATTTCCTTTGATGGTTAGGATGTGTTCCTTTACCTTAATCTCAATGTCTTTCTTATTGAAACCAGCAACAGCCATCTCAATAATGTACTTTTGATCGCCGTCTCTTACGACATTGTGTGGTGGGTATCCATCGTTTGCATGTACATGTATATCTTGTAATGCGTCGAAAATATGGTCGAAACCTAAAAAAGCGTTTCTTGGGAAAACAAAATTTCCAGTCATAGTATCCTCCTGTTAAGCAAGGTTAGTTTAAACGGACCCGAACTATTCGGCATCCTATAATATATATAATACTTTTTTTTTAAATTTAAACGGTTGTGACAAACTTTTTTTTAAGTTTTTACGCCATTGCCTATATTATACTTAGGACAAAGTTCCCATTGATCTTTATCTTTAAAAGATATTATTTTAATCTGTCTAAGTGGAGCTACTGGCTGTGCTTTATCTTTGTTTTCTATTCCAAGTAAACCCCAGTCACTCATGAGAGTAGCAATAGTGTTTCTTCTAGCTACATCATTTTCTTCTAAGTTAGATTTCTTACCGTCTAGTAAAAATAATTCTTTAAAATGTACGATGAAGTACCGTCCTTGTTTATGTAGTATATGACATGATTGGTACAGCTTATTGTCTTTTCTAGAAGCTACTCCAATTCTAGTTAACGTCTCTCTAATTTTTAGGAAATCATCTGGCTCGTTTAATGTAACTTCTAACATATTGTCAGGAGTCCATTCTACTATATTATTTTCTTCCACCTTTGGCCACCTTATTTTTTAATTCATTCATTTGTTCAGTGGATAGGAGTGTTAAAACTTGGCGGGCTTTTTCATTGCTGTAACCATAGTATTCTTTAACAGTCTCCAAATCACTAACTTGTTCTGGTTTAAACCATTTAGAAAACCTTTTGCGTTTTCTAATTATATTTATAAAAAAATCGAATTGGAGACGATTATCTACGTGATGATGACGATTCATCTCGTTTGCGGCTAATACTGTATCTGGAAAGTATGAAAGCTGACGATTAATCATAAAAGGATTATATGCTTTTTCAGCAATGTCATCTACCATAATATTCTTCTTAGTGTAATTTATAGCGTTGGCATATTCAAAAGGATTCATTGCATTTTACTTTCTACTAAATTTTGAAATTCTGCTACAATCGGCACTACAGTGGCATCCCACCATTTTATAAAATTTTCGTAATTATTATCAAAGTACGATTCTTTTATAAAGTTTTCAACTTGTTTACAATCAAAAGCCAGTGATGGCTCTAATAAGCTATGCGCCGATAACAATTCGCACATTGCTAATTGATTGACAAATTGATTTATCATTTCTGCTTCCATTATATTTCCTTTGCTATCTTTTCAGCTAAAGCCATTCCCATAGTCCAACCTAAATGGCCGGCTCCGCTATTTACCCATAATCCTGCAATCTTTTTAGCGACAGGTAACATGTTAGGAGTCATTGGCCTTAAACATGCCCACATCTCTGGTCTTTTATCTTTTACAAAAGTATTTTGTCTTACCCATCTTCTTAATGGCTTTATTCTATCTATTCTTACATCGTGATTCCATCCAGCTAGTTCAGCTGTTCCTGCAACTCTAAAAACATTATTAGCAAATGGAGAGGCTACAATCTTAGCGTCATCATCAAGAACTGAAGTTGTAGGAGCATCTGACTCGTAGTGGTACGTTATAGAATATCCTTTTATTGGATATATATTTAGATTTGGTACTAAAGCTGGGGTGTATGCTCCAGCGCATATAACAACCTCATCAAATTCTTGCTTTAACTCGTCAATTGTTTTTGCATAATCACGCGGCTTGGACCAATCTTTTTGTTCTTTAGTTCTTACAATTTTATTTACCGCAATTCTATAGTCCCAATTATGGTATAAGTAACTTGAAATTTGTTTACAAAAGGTATGTATATCGCCAACTGAATCTCCTTTAGTAAATGTAGCACCTACTATTGATTTCGTTTTTATATTATATTTTATTAAGTTGCCTTTTTTTATTACACGGCCCCAGCCAGTATCTTTAAATCTTTCAAGAGTTTTTTGAGCTTTATACCAAGATTTTTCATTTTTATAGATATGAAGTATACCACAGTCTTTTTGATGGAAGTTAACACCTAGTTCTTTGATAAGTTCTTTGTATAATTTACGAGATCTTAAACTCCATTCTATGGTCTTTCTAGTATTCCAATCATAAGAGTTAGTTATAGTTGCTCCTATAAATCCTGCAATCCATTTAATCTTTTCCCAAGACCAATGGTCTGTTCTAAATGCTAGAGGAGCATCTGTCTTATTAATCCATTTGATTCCTTTTATGATGTTGCTATAAGTATTCCAAACTTCTGCATTACATACAGAAAGTTGACCACCATTAGCATAACTACAATGTTCTGCAATTCCATCTGGATCAAATAATCTTACCTTATAGTCTTTTTTAGCTAAAAAATAAGCAGTTGTTATGCCAGCGATTCCGCCACCAACAATTGCTACGCTCTTTTTACCTGCCAATTTTCGACTCCACCAATATAATTTTCATAATCAAGTTCAGCTTCTATATGTTCTTGTGTAAGTTCTGTTGTTGGAAACTTATTTAAATGCGTATTATTCCAGTATAATTGAGGAACAGTTCGATGCCCTTTGTCTTTTAAAAAATCTTTAGCAAATAAATCATGACTTATGTTTATTTCTCTAAAATCATATCCCCACTGTACAAGTTTCTTTTTTAACTCGTAACAGTAGTAACAATCTTCTTGAGTATATAAAGTTAGTTTAATTGAATTGAACATCTGACATAACCTCCGTTAAACATGCTACCACGTTAAGTTCGTGGTCAGCAACAAATGCATTTTTGTATTGATAGTCTGCAAGAATAAGCACCAGTTGTGGTATTGATTGAGGCGCAACCTTATCACTCATTCTGTCGTACATGGCTCTAAAAATTGCGCTTGCATCTGTATCTATATTATTTACAACCCAGCTTCTCATCTTTTTGAAATCTTTATTTTTCAAATGAGAGAAAAGATCGTCATAGTTTTTATCTTTGATGCTGTTAAGTATTCCATTGTCTATCATACCATTGATAGAATATCTTTGTAATTCGTTTAATACTCTACGCCAATCAGGAGCAAACTTCATAATAAGTTCAGCCAGTACTTTATCGTCGTACTTAGTATTTTCTTTTGAGAGTATAGTTTGGCATCTTTCCATAAAATTTTTGCAAAGATCTACCATATCTTTTTTAGAAGTATTAAACTCGTATACGCCACATCTAGAATGAAGTGGTTCAATAATACGATTTTTAAAATTACAAGTTAAAATAAATCTACAATTATTAGAAAACTCTTCGATAAAGCCACGAAGAGCTGGTTGAGTAGATTGTGGATTAAGATAATCTGCCTCATCGAGGATAACTACTTTGTAGCCACCTTGCAAAGAAACTGATGAAGCAAATTGTTTTATTTTGGTTCTTAGCGTATCGATATTACCTTCCTCAGAACCATTAATTAAGATATAATCGCAGTCGAGCTCATTACATAGAGCTCGAGCTACGGTAGTTTTACCTAAGCCAGCAGTACCAGTAAATAACATATTAGGGAGTTCACCACCGGTTACTATTTTTTGGAAGGTTTCTTTTAAAGACTTAGGTAAAATAGTGTCTTCTATTTTAGTTGGTCGATATTTTTCAACCCATAGAAATTCTTTAGACATTTACGCATTCTCCATAACAAAATAATAAAATCAAAAATCAAAACGTAAATTATTTAATAGTCTTTGGTTTAGTTTCAGTTTGAGTACTATTATCAGACATAGCATCTTCTTGCTGAATCTGCTCTGATAGCTGAATAATTTGTACACATTGGTCTCTTAAACCGCCGATGGTTGTAAGCTCTTCGCCTTTAAAACCACCTCTTTGAGTTACAGCATCAATTACTGCTACTGTACTTCTAGCCGCCTTATTACTAAGGTCTTTCAATTGAGTCAAGTTATCTGACATGTCACGCTCCGTACGTTGAAGTTTTCT